CGGTATCCCCAGCTCTAAATTTCTTGCATACCCCGCGTCAAAAGTTACCGCAGCCTGCAACCGCCCTTCCATAGAAGCCTTTCCTGAAGTTTTTAGGGCACCCGTATCATCGGCCGGCGATTCGCCCGGTGCCGAAGCTTGATGCGGCGGTTTTCCTATCCTATATGGCGCCCCGACATAAAGAATACCCGTTTTCGGTGGCTCCACTATACGTCGATACGCGTCGTCCTTCACCCAAACTGCAGTTTGCAGTAACCCGCGCTCTACTGCGTCAACCACCCGTTGGGTAATTGCTTGTATGTCAAAATCTACCGGCATTATACAGGCGCCTCAGTTACGAAAGATTGGCACGTCCATAATGCGGTCGCCGGGTCGACTCTAACGCTTCTTATCTGATACCACACACTGTTAAATAAAACTAAGTCGTCTTTTGTGGGCACAAGATCTGGCGCCGACTTGGCAAAAATATTCACCTTTACGTCTGTGTCGGGTATGCCGGCAGTGGCACGAAAAAATTCGTTATACCCGCTGACAAAACCTTGCACGGCCGTTGTTGTCACAGTGCTGCCGGTAGGGTCGCCATACTCATCGAGGGTTGTCCCAAGCGTCTCACGCCTATGGGTACCCACCAACAGCCTATCTTTAAAACCAGCAAATATCGCGTTAGCCAGCGGCCCTTGCAGGATTGAAGACATTTAATTCCCCTGCCGCTTCCATCGCACCTAATTCTGCTCGCGCAATATCCGGGTTGCGACGTCTAACCCCAGTGATTTTAAATGCGTACCGGATAACTTCCTTATCATCCAGCTCGCTCCAATGGGTGACTATAGGCTTAGCGTCCAAGCTTTTTATTTTATTTACGCTACTCGCTAAGTCTATACGCCGTTGTCGATATAAGCCTTTGAGACGGCCCAACGGCACACCTTCATGTTCGAACAAACTCCCTGACGGCAACCAACGGTTGCCGAACAGAAAAGCGTTTCTTACTACGAAAGGGCCATCTTTCTCAAAGGCCGGTCGTTGGAAACGTCTACTCATTAGATAGATACCACCGCGTCAAAATCAGCGGCATTCTCAAAGAAGTAGCCAACGTCTGGCGCTACTATCTTGTGATCGAATGCCATTTGTACCTCAACTCGATCCGCTTCAAGGTGCTCCATGCGGAAGCGCTTGATACGGTGCCCAAGTTGTGAGGCGCCCATCCAACCGTTCCAGCTAAAAGTATAGCCGGCGGAAGGGATCATAATGCCTGGGTTTGGCGCAACGTAAGCCAACAGCGCATGGTTACCTGAAATGAATGAACTCGATTCGGCAGCACCTTTGTTAGCTGAGTTGTAAATCGCTTTAGAGACTAATACTTCCTCTAAGTCGAACAACTGAGCCAATGAGGACGCGTTAACTTCAGCTGGCGCGCCGGGTGTCTGACCGTACTTAACTCGATCAACAAGATCAGGGTGATCGATTAAAGCATCGTAAACTGCTTTACCCAAAGTCATCTTATTGGGCTCAAAACCAGTCAGCTCTAACACGGTACGCTTGGCAGTACGAATATCAGTGATCGGGTCGGAGTTGGCATCGTTCCAGATCAAAAATTCTGTGCTCGCGTTAACGTCAGAGTTTACGCCCGTTTTTTCGTTGGTCCATACGCCGGTTACCATTGCGTTTGCAGCAAAAGCACGCTCACGTCGGATCAAAGCTTTTTGCGATACAAAGATTGTAGCGTCACGATCTGGTGCCAAAACGCTGTCGCTGTTTGCACGAATTTGATCGTCAACATCTTTGTGGTACGCCCACACCGGACAGTAGTAAGTCGGTGTGTTATCCAAGTCGTAACCGCTACCAGCAGATTCAGTACCGGGGGCACGCTTTTTCATCTCATCGCGGTTGAAGTCACCCCGATCGTATGTGTAGTAACGATCGGATTGCTTACTTACCGGGATACCGGGAAACATTCGATCTGCTACGAAGTTATTCGCATTTTGCACGTATGCAATCGAAATGTTTGTGAGCGGGGCATTAACATGAACGTCCCCTCTAGTTGGCTGTGGCATCTTGTCGTCTCCTTAGACTGTTAAATAAAGCTTGGCTAACGATTTGCGCTTATTAGCCCAAAAGCAGTACGGAAATGACGTCACCGGAGACGCCCGACTCTAAGGCAATCGCCTTAGCGTTAGTGGTGCCCGATACTCCCACGCCGCTTGCGCCTGACTGGAGACTCCCGCCTGCAGCGATCGTGCCGCCAAGCTCAAGATGGGACACACCGTGTATGCCAACCGCACATTCTTTGTCAGCTGCATCGGGGTTGTCTTGAATAATACCGTCAACGCGACCGGCTGAACTTGTTAGCGCGACTTGACCGCTTGCGTTAACGGTCCCGAATCTCCATTGGCCAGTAGTGGAAAAATCCGCTGCCGCCGGTAGCGTAATACTTCTTAAATTTTCTTTTGTAGCCATGTTTCAGCCCTTCCTTTTCTTTTTAAATACTATCGCTCAAAAGTCGGCAACGAATAGCGCGTTAGTTAAGTGATTTTTGGTACAGTTCCGCGTTCTGCTCTACGACAACTGAGTACGCGGTCGCGTAGTCAACGTTATTGTCTTTGGCGTAGGCTTTGGCGATTGAGTCCAATTGTTGAATGGGTGACTCGTTTTCATCGCCACTTCCGTCGGCGTGACCTTTAGTAATGAAAGCCTGTGCGTTTGTTTCTTGAAGCGCTTTTAAAACTGCAGAAAGTGTATCCTGCGCCCCTTTCGACAGATCTGCCGTTTCTCGCAGTAGCGCGCCCAGTTCCTCGTTAGTGCCGGGTACGTGTGAATACTCTTCGCTGGCCTTTTTAATAAAAGTCGCGGTAATGGCAAGCTCCCGTGCCTTATGCACTTCTTCTCTTTGCTTAACGATTTGCGCTTGCTGGCTTTTGATGACTTCGAACATTTCAGCACCAACGACACTTTTGATGAGCACGTTGCCGTTTATTTCCAAAGTCTCGTCAGCACGCTTGGACATTTCCATCATTTTTTTGCGATCTTCAGACTTCATATCTGAAAAAGCCTTTTTCTCGTCATCTTTCATGCCGGCCATGTATTGTTTTTCTGCATCGCTCATACCCGCCATTTTCTCCGCTCGGGAAAGTTGGTCAGTCAGATCGGAGACTTGCTTAGTCAGCGCATCCAGTTCTGTTTGGTTCATATTTTCAGTAGTCATAACAGTACCTCTGTCGGCAGGCCGATTACGTTTAATGATAGACATTTTAGCGGGGGTTTGAGCGGGTCGATCGACCGCTGAAATTTCTTCAAGGGTAAAGTCACGCAGAATTAGCTTTTTCATCCTTCGCCCACTTCCTCAAATTTCGCGTCAGTTCCGCCGATTGAAAAACCAGTAAACTCGCCAGTAGCGAATTTTTCCAATATGGCAGGATTGTTAGGCTTCATTGCGACCAACGCACCCGTCATCTTCACATTGATGTCGAGAGACTTAGCGATATCTTCAGTCATCGGGAACGCAAATACGTAGGTACCTACTGACTCTCCCGCGTGCATTTCTTTTGCTACGGCACCGTTCTGCATGAACTCTGCCATTTTGCGCAACATGGTATCTTCAGGAATATGGTGGCCTTGCGTATCGAAATACGGTTCGCCACCTATTTTACAAACCATGGCATATCCGAACACTAGGCCGAGTTTTTCGTCGACTTTACAAACGTCGGAAGTTACCGTAAATTGAGCCATAAGTACCCATCCTCTTTCGGCTAACCATAGCTACTTTTGCACGTTCGTGCAAGTATTACACTAACCTGAACGTATTGTTAACGTGCAACGGCAGTTTGCCACCGTATCTATAGGCGCAGACGGGTCACCCGGATACCTTAATTTGTTACCTTTGCCGTCTACGAACACCCCACCTAAAGGGGATGTTTGCCCTTCCATCACGTCATGGTGATCTCGCACGCGATCGTCCGATATACGATTCCAAACTCTTACCGTCTTATTAGGGTCTAATACGCCCTCCTGAACAGCTGCCTCTAGCGCCAAATCCTGGACTTGGCTTGCTACGCGAGTCGCGCTAGTGCGGGCAATTTGCTCGGCGCGCACATCAACAAGACGGTTTCTGTACGACCGTACCATTCTGTTGATCTCTGCATCTGACCGCCGCTCATTCGGCTTGCCGGTTGCGTTCTGACGGTTCAGCATATCGCGGTAGTTAGTGACGGCTTGTTGTTGACGTGGCGCAAGGCCGAAGCCATCAACCACGCTACGCGTGAGGCTAATGTCCCGTAAAATGCCTTCCGTATATGATTGACGCAAAGCTTGTCTTTGGGCTTCGGCTACGCGGGCTCTAAAATCTGCCCGCCCGTCACGCATTAATCTGATTAGCTGGACTGAAGTTATATCTAATAGCAGTGCTGCGCCAATTAATAGAGCGAGCGCACCATACTCTCTCGTAGCGGCGTCTTGAACGATCTGTGGCACGACGTTTGCGAACTCATCTAAGTGATCATCTAAGATATCGATCGCACTTTCGATATCGCCCTCTACTATCCGCGCCTCGACCTTCTCTAGTACCTCTTTCGACAATATTGATTCAACATAACTTAGGTAAAGCCGGCGATAGACGTTTTCGATTAGATCTCGGCGGGCTTCCGGGCTGTCACTCACTTAACCACTCCTTTGTTGGCGCACCAAATTTTAAATGCGTCCACCCCGAGAAAGATTTTACTTTACCTTCCATCAGATGCATGTGCTTGGTCCACGCGGCCCGGTATCTCGGCGCGTCCATCCACGGGTTCGGGTCATCGTAATGGGCCGCTTTTTTGTCCAAGGGCACGCCGCATAGAATAATCTTACGATAGTTTAGTTCGAGCGCGACAGTAATGGCCAGTAACCCGGATGAGCCGTCCCAACTCGGTACATGACGGTACATGCCCTTGTGCTCATCGGGTATCGTTTTCGTGTTTGACGTCCAGAAACACTGCGCGTCTGGGTAACCGGCCTGACGCCTTTGTTCTACCCATGTTGGCATCAATTCGGTATGCAGCGTAACCCAATGCGGTAATTCGTGCGGAAAGTCTCGCCCCGCATTATTCGTCGCGATTATCGTGTCCGGGTAGACCAACGACAGCGCCTCGTCAAAATCCCTATGCAGGCAATCCGCCCCGCCAAAAACAAAAGCCACCGGCTCCATTTACGCCCCCAATGAAACACTAAAATCGTTATCGAATCCGATGCCATCCGTGCCGTAGCTAATGCTACCTGCAAGCGCCGAGCTACTGGAAAGAAAGCACCCGATCATTTCCATGACATCGGTATCGAACCGACTGGTTTGGCTTTTGTCTAACCGAAAGTATTCGATCTCCACTGTGTCCGCTTTTAGGCGCTTCGTGGTGTTCTCATTGGACGTGCTAGTCGTTACACTCGCGCCACTCAATATGTCCAGGGCGAGCATTTGAGCCGCCTCAGTGGCCTTTGCAAGCGTCTCAGCTTCGGTGAGCGAGTTGCCCTCACAATCAGTTAGCCCGGTGCGCGGAAACGCTAAGGCTTGATCTGGGTCAGCCTTGGCGCCTGTCCATGATTGACGTTCAAGAAGTCGTGTTGCCGATATTAGCCCACGCTCTTTTTCTTTTTCACTGAAGCTTTCCCACGTCGCGAACTCGGACGACGCCTGATAATAAATATTTGCCTCGGAAAGAGTCGAGTATGAGTTGTATGCAGTGCCGCCGATTGTAATCGTAGCCATTATCGCGCCTCCGGTGATACGCCGCGTTTTTTACGTTTGCCTTTTAAATGATCAAAATAAAGGCCCACCCAACATTGGTGTATCGCGTGACCTCGACCTTCAGGAGTTAGATTATACCCTTCAATGTCCGGGTGCTGCTCGCGAGCACGATCAAATAGCCACGCCGAATGCCATTCGGATTCCTGGCGGTAGGTGCCGAGCCGGTAATAGTCCGCCCAAGTCTGCAGGATCGGCTTGGCTCTTTCGACATCAAAAAACAGAAAACCTGTTTCTGTGTATTTTGCCGGTCGTCCTAAATAAGCGTACGCCTCGCCGCCGGGTAACGCCATTTTTAGCATCGCTTTTGGGGGTGCTCTGCGCACAACGGTATCGCCATCGAGCCAAATCATATACGGTTTATCGCAACGCATGATCGCATCGTGCATCACGAATACCATGCGGCAGAATTTAAAAGCATCGAATCGGTACGAATACCGCGCCTGTTTTTCTTTTGCTTTCCAACGTCCGCCCGGATCGGAAACGCCCTGCGCGAACGGGTCGTCTTCGTGATCGGCAATAAAATTTTTAATGTTCGCGATTGCGTTTTGCTCTCGCTGCTCGATACCGGGCCAATCGTGGCGGGCATCCATGTCATGGGTATAAATTACTTTACTGTATGGCGGCATGAACTCGCATAGCGTCTTAATTAGCCGGTGTCCGTATTCCTGGTACCCTTTACCGGAAAAACCGCTAACGACTTGTATCAGCCCATCCATTTAAACCCCCTATCGACGCCATTGCGCCAAATTTCCATGTAGCCCCACTGTTCGAGTATTTTTTGTGACTTTTTGCACTGTGGGTCAAAGCCTTTTTCTGCCGCAAACTCCACGACCAAAAAAGGTTTATATTTTTTAATTGTGCGCCGGCCGCCTTTGAGCGCCAATGGCTCGCAACCTTCAAGATCGAGTTTAATAAAATCACAGCCTTTCAAATCCAGGGCATCAATTGTCGTCGCCTCGACTTTACCATTCGGGTTTAATTTTACCTGTCTTGCCGTGAGTGTCTGCCGGCCTCTCGGCGCAATAACTTCAACCGCACATTCTTCGCTATACAGCGCTTTCTGCACTGGTATAATGTCGCAATCACTCGTTTCGTTAACGACGTTTTCGCACAGCATTAAAAAAGCTTCTTCGCATGGTTCGAAAGCGTACACGGTTTGAAATACCTTAGCCATTTCAACCGTCCATGAACCTACGTGCGCCCCGCCATCGATTGCTATGCCATAATTAGGGCGAACCATTTTAAGTTTAACCAGCTCGTGAAAACGTTTAGCTTCCTGTAGCTGAACAGGTTTTTGGCCTTTCAACAATTGCCCCCCTTAGCTTCGATCACGGTGTTGCAAAGCAACGGCTCGTGCAAAGCAAAATGCATGATCCTAGCAACCTCTGAAGCCGACGCCCAGCGCCCTAGACGCCTCTGTCTGCCCCTCTTATGAACTTGCGCCAGATCCTCACGTTCTGTTGTCATCTTAGCATCTGCGATAATCCACGGTGCTACGCACACTAAGTGTTGTTCGGCGTGTGTCAGTTTCTTTTGCCGCACATATAAGTGTAGCGCAGCTTTAGAGCCCGCATAGGACATATCATAGCTTCCTTGCTCGCCTGACATCGATCCGACTACGCAAACCTTGGCCCGGTCATTGACGTCAAACAGCTTGTCACAAAAACGGGCGATATCTGTGAAATTAACAAAAAACGTTTCCTCCGCTTGTAATAACGTAGTGTCTGAAAGTTTGTTGCCCCAAAGTACGCCTTGGCAAATAATATACTCGTCAAGATCTAAAGGCAGATCGGATGCATTGCGCGCCTGAAAATATCCGCATCCACTCGGCGCCCAATTCTGCTGATATTTTTTCGCAATAACACTGGAGGCACCCGTAAAGCCTAACTTGATCATCCGACCATTTCCTTAATTTTCTGTGTTGCCTCGATCACTGCATCAATCTTACCGGCACGGATACGAATGCCGCTTTGCCCGACACGGATAACGTCGATTAATCGTGTGTCCGCGCCTGACAGCGGCATCGCTCTGATCGAAGTCATCGCGCCGGCAATCTGAAAATCTTTCATTTTTGGGTAGTACTTGGCGACATCCTCAGCCATATCACCGATGCGTTTTGTGCGGTCCCAGCGAGTTTGGGAATTTAAAATAGCTTTTGCTTCCTGGTAAGTACGGCACTCTTTTGAGAAAGGCGTGAACTTTGCGCTAGAAAGGCTTAGCTGATTTTTTTCAGGATTCCATGGGTAAAGACTTCCAAACGGCCCGTCCATAATCGTCACCGCCGTATCGCATTTGCCCGTTAAAAGCCCCACAACACACGGCTCGAATCTATCTATTGCGTAGTTATCATAAGCGCAGAAAGTCGCATCCACGGTCACGTCAAAATCCGGGTGATCTATTTCTGCCGGTGCTATGCCAAATTTTAAGACGTCTTTTAGCTGTTCTTTATAGAAGCCGCGCACACGGTCTGTGACGATATGCTTTTCCTCGGTCAG